GTATGATTAAGGAGACTTGCGTTCTTACTGTCAAGGAGCGTTACGAATTAGGTAATAATATCAACAGTAAGGTATTGGCATTCGCTTTCGGTTTATCCGCTGAAATTGAACGTGACCTTATCAGTCAGCGAACCAAGGAGGCCCTTGCTTACAGAAAAGCTGCAGGAATACGACTTGGTCGAAAAAAGGGGGATAAAAACACACATTACAAGCTTACAAGAAAGGAACCTCTCATTAGAACTATGCTTGACTATGGTTATAGTAAAGCCGCTATTTGCCGGAAGTTGAAGTGCAATCCTAAAACTCTTGATGACCATTTGCGAAGAATGGAGTTAGTATAACTTATGCGGACAAAATCCTTTTTGCTTCAAAGATAGGGTAGATAAGCAGTTCTTGTTACATTGTATTAGGAATAGTTTGTACTTTACATTACTTTTGTTGCCGCTGTATAATTTATAGTAGAAGATTATGGCCCCAAAAAATGTATATGAGTTAGCCCAGGAAAGACTGGACGTGATTTTTAAAGAGTTCGACAATATATACATTTCCTTTTCAGGTGGAAAGGATAGTGGAGTGTTACTGAACCTATGTCTGGACTATATGCATAGGAACCGGTTGAAACGCAAAATTGGAGTGTTCCACATGGACTATGAGATACAGTACCGCATGACCATTGACTATGTGGACCGGGTATTGGAGGCAAACAAGGACATGCTGGACGTGTACCGTGTCTGCGTACCTTTCCGTGTAACGACTTGTACCTCCATGTACCAGAACTACTGGCGTCCCTGGGACGAAGCAAAAAAGGAGGTGTGGGTCAGAAAAATGCCGGAGGGCGCAATGACTGTAGACGATTTCCCTTTCTATAACCGCAGGATGTGGGACTATGAATTTCAGTTGGAATTCTCTCGTTGGCTCCATCAACGGAAAGCCGCACGACGTACCTGCTGTCTGGTGGGCATACGTACCCAGGAAAGCTACAACCGTTGGCGCACAATCTATCGGGGGGTGAAAGAGCAATATAAGGATTACCAATGGAGCACGAAAATCGGCGAAGATGTGTATAATCTATACCCGCTGTTCGACTGGAAAACGGAGGATATATGGATTGCCAACGGCAAATTCCGATGGGATTACAATAAACTATACGACCTCTACTACCAAGCCGGGGTAAGCCTTGACCGGCAACGAGTGGCAAGTCCTTTCATCAGTGAGGCCATCGAGAGCCTTGCCTTGTATAAAGTCATTGACCCCAACACTTGGGGACGGATGATAGGACGTGTAAACGGAGTCGGCTTTGCCGGACTTTACGGCAATACCCGTGCGGCAGGAAGGAGAGCGATACGTCTGCCGGATGGATATACCTGGAAGTCATTCATGGAATTCCTGCTTTCGACCCTGCCGGAACATACCAGGAGAAGATACCAGTCCAAGCTGGAAACCAGTATCAAATTCTGGAAGGAAAAGGGTGGAGTTCTCAGTGATGAAGTCATACAAAAGTTGAAAAACCGCAACATCCCCATCCAGGTGGGTGACAGCACCAACTATAGGACAGACAAGAAACCGGTACGGATGGATTATTTGGACGATATAGACATTGAGGAGTTCAAGGAGATTCCTACTTACAAACGGATGTGTATATGTATTTTGCGCAATGACCATATCTGCAAGTACATGGGATTTGCCTTGACTAAAGAGGAAAGTAATCTGAAGAACAATGCCATGAAAAAATACAAGGATATTTTATAAATGATGTTTAAAATACAAATTCAAAACCAATTGTAATTATTTTATTTGTAAAAGGTAGGGGAAAGTAAGAAAAAAAGCCCCCGGCCTGTTAAATAGTCGTCTCACTTACTATATAACCAAAAACGCTCAGAGCGCACGACCGGGGGGCAGATGCCTTCGTTCGCGCTCTGAGCGTTTATATTTTGGGGTGACGTATGACACGCCTAATAAGTGAGACGTTGCAAAAGTACAAAAATGATTGGATATGACATTATTTGAAGCACTTAAATTTAACAGAGAACCGCTTGAAATGCTTATAAGTTTGGGCGGCAAGCAGGATGACCTTCGATTCATAGACTTATATACAGAGTATGAGGTCATGAAAAAACAAGGTGAAAAGACCACTTATGCAGTGGCGTTTTTGGCGAATAAATATTCGGTAAGCGAACGCAAGGTGTATGATGTTATCAAACGGTTTGGAAAGCACTGCACGCTCGGTGCAGTGTGATTGATGTGCCGGGGATGCCTTGTGTTGTCCGGTAGAGCTACCTTTGTACAACCAAAAATAAAGCTCATGAATAAGTATTACCAGACATTAGACAAGATACTCCAAACGGGCAAAATCCAGACCAATAGGAAAGGCCGTATCAAGTATCTATTAAACGAAAGGCTCATGCTGACCCCCGCTGATTTACTTGACATATTTGAAAGCCACGGGATAGCCAGGAAAAAGCTGAAAGAGGAATTGAAACTGTTTATGCAAGGAGTCCGGGATGTGGAAAAATACAAAGAGGCAGGGATTACCTGGTGGGATTATTGCGGCCATACCCTTGTAAACAGCTATCCAACTTACTTTGAAAAGCTTCCACCCCTCATAACCAGGATTAACCAGGAAAAGCGCAACAGCAAGAATTATGTCCTGTTTCTTGGAGAAACCGGGGTGGAAAGCAACCAGGCACCCTGCCTGAGTCTTGTGCAGTTCCAAATTGATGAGGGAGAACTGGTGCTATCTGCATATCAGCGTAGTTCTGATGCGAACCTTGGGCTTCCGGCTGATATTTATCATCTTTATCTGATGGCAAGGCAGGTGGAGCTTCCCCTGAAGTCCATAACCCTTGACCTTGGAAATGTGCATATATATGAAAATAACATTGATCGGACTCTGGAACTGTTATCCGGAGTTGAAAACATTAAATTTGACTTGAACGTATGAAGAATATGAATTTATCTGCACCACTGCCATTTGTAGGCCAAAAAAGAATGTTTGCTAAAGAGTTTATTAAAGTTTTGGAGCAGTTCCCTGAAGATACCGTGTTTGTGGACTTGTTTGGCGGTTCCGGACTTCTTTCGCATATAGCCAAAAGAAGCAAGCCCGATGCAACTGTTGTCTACAATGACTTCGACAACTACCGGTTCAGACTGAAAAATATCCCACAGACAAATAAACTGCTTGCCGATATTAGGGAGCTGGTGGGTAATTCGGTACCCAAACATAAACCAATTAAAGGGGAGCTTAGAGATCGCATTTTTAAACGTATCGAGGAAGAAGAACTAAATGTTGGGTACGTGGATTTTATAACCTTATCATCCTCACTTATGTTCTCCATGAAGTATAAATTGTCTGTAGCCGAAATGCGCAAGGAAGTCCTTTATAACAACATTCGCAAGACCGGTTATCCAGAATCTTCTGACTATTTAAAAGGGCTTGAAATTGTATCATGCGACTACAAAGCAGTATTCAACCAATATAAGGATGTTCCCGGAGTCGTCTTTTTAATTGATCCGCCTTATCTTTCCACTGATGTTGGTACGTACAATATGTATTGGCGCTTGTCTGATTATTTGGATGTTTTAAAGATACTCGAAAAGTATTCCTTCGTTTATTTCACATCCAATAAATCCTCCATACTTGAACTGTGTGAATGGATTGGAGCAAACAGAACCATTGGCAATCCTTTTGAGGGTTGTACAAAAAAGGAATTCAATGCCCACATGAATTATTCTGCCGAATATACAGACATGATGCTGTATAAGAAACAGGAAAAATTAGTTCATAAAACAGCTGCTTAGTACTGAACAAAGATACAATTTTTCAAGCAGAAGGCCAAACTTTTGAGCCTTATTTTAATGCCGTTATAAAGCCATTTTTATGAAATTATAAAGCCGAAACAGAAGTCATTACAAACCTTTTGTTTCGGCTTTTTGAGTGTTGCGTGCTTTCCTTTTTTTGAACGCTTCGTTTTGTCCCTTTTCCTGAAAATCGAACGCTTCGTTTCGGATTCTGCGGAAATTTGGATTTGCGGATTATACTTTCACACTG